CGGCAGAGAGCAGCAGCACGAGCCAGAGCCGCCGCAGATGACCGCCGACGCGTGGGAGGTCGTGCTGGACGCGGACGCGCAGGACCAGGACGCGCCCTCGCTCGCCCCCTGGGTGCGGGTGAGGCGGCGCCAGCCGCTGCCGCCCGGTGCCGTGCAGACACCGGGCAACGGTGCCAGTCCGCTCGCCTTGGCCGCCGCGCAGGGCGACACCCTGCCGGGTTCCCTGGGTGCCCTGCCCGGCGGGCAGCGGTGGTAAGTGGACTCCGTGCTGCCGGCGCTGCGCTGTCGCCGCTGCAACCGCAAGCTCGCCGAAGCGCGCCTCGTGGTGGGCAGCGTCGTCAGCATCAAGTGCCGCTGCGGGCAGATAACGCAGGTCCGCGTCTTGCCAAACAGCCACGGTGTCGTCTATAGCTAAACTGTCAGAGCGCCGTGTCCCTCGGCAGTCCCGAGAGCCGCAGTGACGGCCATGCTCCCAGGAGAGCGCTGGCCGTGCCGCGTACCCTCGCTGACGTCGAGACGCTCCCGACCGTCGATATACCCGGCGTGCCCCTCTGCGCGGTGGGGCACTGGAACGGGCATTCCTACACGGCCGACGAGTTCGACGAGGCCGTCCAGGCTGCACGCGAGCTCAAAGACCAGTACCACGCCCCCGTAAAGATTGGTCACGATGACGGGCAGGCGCTCGCGCAGCGGGACGGCTACCCTGCCGTCGGTTGGATCGAGAACCTGCGCCGCGAGGGCGACACCCTCATCGGCGACCTCAAGGCCGTTCCTGCCCGCGTCGCGCAACTGATTAAATCCGGCGCCTACCGCGGCCGCTCGGCCGAGTTCTGGTTCAACACGGAGTACGGGGGCAAGGCGCGGCCGTTCATGCTCAAGGCGCTCAGTCTGCTGGGCGTCGACGCGCCTGCCGTCGAGTCGCTCGAGGACATGGTCACGCTCTACAACACGCGCCAGGTCGCGCTGGCGCTGGACGCCGCTGCAGGCGGTGTCGTCTGCACGCTCGCGGGCGAGCGACCCTACAAGACCGAGGGCGGCACGCAGTTCCATGTCGGCGACTACGCCTATACGCCGGATGACGCTGACCCAGCGACCTGGAAGCTGCGGACGGTCGTGACGCCGGGCGGCGTCCCGGACGCGGGGCAGGTGGGCAGGGCGATTGCTGCCTTCGGCAAGGGGTTTCGCGGGCAGAAGGCCAGGATTCCGTCCACCGACCGGGCGGCAGTCAAGTCGCGCCTGCGTGGTGCCTGGGCGACGGCGAACCCGGACAAGAGCGAGGACCAGATGCCGGACGCACTCAAGAACAGCCGCGACCTCGTGGCCGTGCTGCTGCGCCTGCCAGACGTGAGCGCCCGCGGCCTGCTTGCCTGGAAGTTCGCCCATCCGACCGACGCGCGCCTCGCTGCCGGTCCCTCGACCGGCGACATCCAGTCCGCTGTGCTCGACGCGCTTGCTCAGCAGTACCCGCCGGCCCTCGGCGAGGACGAGGACGCCGGCAGCGAGCCGACCCAGGACGGTCCCAGCCAGAACGTGATCGACTGGTTTCTCTCCGGCTCGTCCATGTCCGTCGTGGTCAGCGACCAGGACGTCGATAACCTCTGGGAAATCCCGTTCAGCTACGACGCCGGCACCGACACGGCGACGCTCGGCCAGCCCGTCTCCGTCAAAGGCACGTACACGCCGTTTGCCGGCGGCGAGACCGGTGAGCCGCAGCCCGAGACGCCGGACGCCGATGAGACGCAGCCGCCTGCCGGCGCCGGTCCCATGCCTGGAGCCGGTATGGGTGCCCCCGCTGCGCCGGCGACCGCAGCCATGAGCGCCGCAGAACGCGGTCACGTGCTCACCGGCATCAGCACGGAGCTGGCGCGCCTCGCGCGCACGGAGCCGGACGTGCCCGGGCTGCGCCGGCTGTCCGACCTGGCCCGCGTGCCCGTGGTGTACCGCCTGGCAGAACCGGACGTGCAGCAGGCCGTCGCCGGCATTCTGTCCGCGCTCGATGACACGCTGGCACGGCTCGGTGAGACCACCGCCGGTAAGCCCGGCATGGGCTTTATTCGGGCTACCTTAGCGGAGGTCAAGCGCAAGCTCGCCGGCATGAAATTCCCGCAGGCGGCTGCCACGGTCGCCACGAACAGCAGAGGAGGCACCGACATGGACAGTCGCGTGCTCGCACGCACGCTCGGCCTGCCCGAGACGGCCGGCGAGCAGGAGATTCTGGCAGCGCTCGGTCGTGGTCATGCGGCGCCGCAGCAGGCACCCGACACCGTGCTGGCGCTTTCCCGCGAGGTCGCCACGCTCAAGGCCGACGCGGAGCAGCGGCGTCTTGCCGGTGTGCTCGATGCCGCCCAGGCCGAGGGCCGGCTCACCAAGGCGATGCGCGGCGAGCTCGTGCGGCTCTCGGCCCAGGCCGGACCGAGCGCCGTCGAGAGCATCCTCTCGGCGATGCCCGTGGTGGTGGATATGGCCGAGCGCGGCAAGGACGGCGACGCGCCGCAGGGCCTGCCGGGGCAACTCCGGCCCGGCGCCGTGGCCATCCTCAAACGCGCGGCGCCGGAGGCGCTCGAACGGCTCAGCGACAGACGCACGCTGGCGCAGAAACGCGACGCCGTGCTCGCCGAGAATCAGCGGGAGCGCCTGGCGCGCGGGAGGTTGTCCGGATGACCGCGTTAGTCGCCGACGCCGTCATTCCCTACAAGGCTGACGGCAGCCTCGTGATCGAGTCCTTCCCCGTCGCCGATGCCGTGAAAATCTGGAAGGGCGCGCTCGTCTGCGTCGACACGTCCGGCTACGCCAACGTCGGCGCCGATACGGCGAGCTTCCGCTTTGCCGGCGTCGCCGTGGAGCAGGCGGACAACACGCTCACGGGCCACACGGCCGGCGGCATCCGCGTGCGCGTGCGTGCCGGCTGCCGCTTCCAGTTGCCGAGCACGGGCCTCAGCCAGGCAAGTGTCGGCGCGCAGGTGAAGGTCGCCGACTCGGGCGCCGTGGCCACCGCGAGCACCAATAACGTCAACGTCGGCCGCATCACCGAGTACATCTCCGCGACCAGCGCCTGGGTGTTTGCACCCGCACTCGGTTCGGCCGCCGGCTCGTAGGGAGGGCAGCAGATGGCAACCGTTACCACGGACTTTCTTCAGGCGCTCTTTACGCAGTTCGACACCGGCTTCGAGACAGAGTTCCTTGCCGCGACGCGGGCGAACGACTACAAACGCATCGCCACCGTGATGCCGAGCAACACCCTGACGGAATCGATTAACTGGCTCGGCACCGTGCCGAGGATGCGCCTCTGGACCGATACCCGCGTGCATCAGGCCATCGCGCCGAGTTTTACCTACAACCTGACCAACCAGCATTATGAGGCGACCGTCGACGTCGACCGCGACACCATCGAAGACGACACCTACGGCCTGATTATGCCGCGTGTCACCCAGCTCGGGCAGGAAGCCGGCCGCTATCCGTGGGAGCTGTCGATGAACGCGCTCACGGCCAACGGCACCTGCTACGACGGCCAGGCGTTCTTTTCGGCCGCACACAGCGAGCAGAACTCGGGCACGCAGTCGAACCTCGTGGGCACCACCGGGCAGACGGTCGCCGCGATTATGGCCGACATCGCCACGGCGCTGACGCGCATGCGGCGCTTCAAGGACAACCAGGGGCGGCCGATGATGCTGGGGCGCAAAGGCGGGCTGACGCTGCTGGCGCCGCCGGAGCTCGAGCAGCAGTTCACCCAGGTCATTAACAACAACATCATCACGGTGAGCGTCGGCTCCGGCGTGTTTGGCGGGCAGGACAACTATCTGCAGGGCATTGCCGACCTCATCATCGACCCGTATCTGACCTCGACGACGACGTGGTATCTGCTCGATACGGGCGGTATCTCGGTCAAGCCGTTGGTCTATCTCGACCGCAAACCGCCGGAGACGACCGACATCACCGACCCGATGGCGGCGCAGGTGTTCAATACGCGCATGTTTTCGTGGGGTGTGGACTTCCGCGGCGCCGTCGGCTACGGCTGGTGGCAGACCGCGGTGCAGGTCTCCTGAGGAGGCAGCGCAGTGGGGTACGCGACGCGCGGCCAGGTGCTCAGCTACATGGGCCGGCTGATGAAGACGACCACGGATACGAGCACGCCCGCGCTCGCCGACGTGGACGGCTATCTCGCGGACACGGCCGGCACGATTGACGAGGCGCTGGCATCGCGTGGCATTGCGACGCCGGTCACGGCGCCAGCGGCCAGCGTGGAGGCGCTGGCGCGGCTGAACGCCATCGGCGCGGCGGCGCACGCCCACCTGGCGGCCTACGGTGCCGATGCGACCGACCGCGGCACGGGCGCCACGCTCTTGCGGCTGTTCGAGCAGCGGATTACGGAGATCTACGCCGGCAAGGGCCTCGCGGTGGGGCTCGCCGCGTCGGAGCGCGTCAGTGCCGTGAGCTCGCTCTGGACGGATGCCGGCGCGACGTCGGCCGCCCCCGGCGTCTCCCCGTTCGGCGAGCCCGTCTCGACGCAGCCGCTCTTCCGCGTGGGCAGGCCGTACTGATGGCCGCCATCGGGCTCCGCGCGGAGGGCGCGGGCACCCTCGTGGCCGCGTTCGACGCCATGGCGACGGGTATCCAGAACCCGAAGGGGCCGCTGCTCGGGCTCTATCAGGACGTCATCACCGTGCTGGTGGCGCAGCGCTTCGCCGCCGAGGGACCCGGCTGGGCACCCCTGTCTCCCGTCTACGCCGCGCGCAAGCAGCAGCTCGTCGGTCGCAAGCCCATCCTGCAGTTCTCTGGCGCCCTGCTCTCCGCGCTCACGGGACATCGGGGCGCCGTCTATACCGTCGCCGGCAACACGCTCACGATTCACCCGGACGAGACGGTGCCCTATTGGAAAGCGCATCAATTCGGCACGAAGTACATGCCCGCGCGGCCGCCGCTCTCCTTTAGCACGGCGCAACAGCAGCAGATGGGCGCCTATCTCGAGCAGCAGTTTGTCCGGCTTGCCCAGCGAGCGGACATCGAGGTGCGGCCGTGACGCTGCTCCTCGTCTCGCCCGTGCGTGATGACGTGCGCGGCTATCTGCGGGCGCAGCTCGCCGCGGACATCGCGGCGGTGAATGCCGCGCGGCCGTATGCGCATCCGCTCGTGGACATCATGACCTGGAGCGGCGCGCCGCTGATGGTGACGCCAGAGCCGCCGGCGCTCTACGTGCTGCCGCAGACGTCCGGCATGCGTGCCTGGACCTGGCCGGGGACGTTCGACCAGCAGCATCTCCTCCGCGTCTATGTGCAGGTGTCGGACCAGGACGAAGAGACGGCCGTCTCCGACCTCGAAGGGTATCTGGCCGCCGTCGTGCAGTGTTTCGGGCGCTCGATCAACGGGGCGGGGACGCTGCCCATCGGCGAGCGCGGCGTCCAGGTCGTGTTCGGCCGCGGGAGCGGCGCCGAGGAGTGCATCACCTGGGAGCCGGCGCAGATGCTCGGTGAGACGTACTACCTCGCCGCCTACCTCGAGCTGCTCGCCTGGCAGTCGGAGGTGCCGGCATGAAGGCGGTGCTGTCATTGCGCAGCTGAATGGCGAGTTCGAGTCCGACGCGTCCGGCTGGGCGCCCCTGGCCGGCGGCACCATCACGCGGCAGACGACGACCTGGCATGCCGGCGCGGCCTCGGCGGTCATTGCCACGGCGGGCGCCTCGGGCGACGGCGCCGTGGCCACCCTCACGGGCAACGCGGCGCAGACGACGACCTATACCGCGAGCGCCTACGTCCAGGCGCATAGCGTGGGGGACGTGGGCCGCGTGGTCAACCTGCGCGCGTCAGCGGTGGCGGGGACGGCGGAGACGTTCGACGCGCCCTCCGTCACGCTGGGTGCGGGGTGGACGTTCACGACGGTCGACGCGGCCTATGCGCAGGCGGGCCACACCGCCGCGCAGGTCGTCCTCCGCGAGTTCGGCGCCCAGACGGCCTTTAGCTTCGACGTCGACACGGTCGTCTTCGCCCGACATTTGGTCTATCTGCCGGCGGGCAATCCGTTCCAGACGGGGCTGTGGTTCCCGGGCGTGCCGGCGTCAAACTACGCGGAACCGACGGACGCGAAGGTCGCGCTGCTCATCGCGACGGGTGTCTACAGTGGGGCCTAACGCATGACCGAACCGACCGCAGACCAGGGACAGGAGCCCGCGGGGTTCCCCAGGGAATCCGCCGATTCCCCGGGGACCCCGGCGCAGCCCGCCACGACGGAGACACCGGCGGACGCGACCACAGCGCCGGACGCACCGCCGGAGACGATTGGGCTGTACTACCTCGGTGACGGCACGCAGTGGATGCCGGGTGTGCCGGCGTCCGACCACAACACGACGGATGCGGCGCTCGCCGGCCGGCTGGTGGCCTCGGGCCTCTACCGTGCCGACGTCGACGTACCGTTGCCGGAGCTGCCGCCGGCGCCCGCGCCGGAGCCCGAACCGGCGCCGCCTGCCCCGCAGGCGCCGTTCTGGTGGGGCGACGCGCCGCAGCCTGAGGCGGTCGCCTACGCGCGCACTGTCATCGCGCACGCAGAAGGCACCGCGGCTGCACCGGCGGCGCCACCGGACGACGCGCCCCCAGCGGCGGCAGACGCGCCCCCTAGCGAGGCTCCTTAG